AAATGGGTCCGGGGGTGCTTTGAATTGAACACCCCGTGCAATTAATGAGTTAAGATCAGCCATAATTACCAGCCTTTTGATGTGATGAGGGTGCCAAGTGGGTCAGCTGAGGCATTAGCAGTGCTTAGCTGCGACTGGTTCAGCCAGTTATTAAAATTACTTTGATTTTGGTAAGCGCTGGCACCAGTGTTTAAAGCATTAGCAATGGTGTTTGCTTGACCCAGCTGACCTGCTGCTGCTGCCTGACCACCTTGGGTGATCATGTTACCTGCATTCGTACCATACGCACCAGCGGTAGAACCCTGATTACTTGCGGCAGATTGGCCAATCGCTTGAAGATTACCAAGGGGTTGAAGCTGGTTTGTTCGGTTGGTTTGATAACGGTTGAACGCGTTCTGGTATTCCTGCGATCCCATTTCCTGTCCGTACTGAGTTGCCGCTTTCAAAGCACCGCCAGAAATTAAACCACCACGAGCAGCCGCCTGTCGGTCCAGACCTTTCAAGCCCTCCGATAATCGGAAAGCATACCCGGGGTCTTGCTGGAAATCTTGCATTCCGAAGTCTCGTGAATATTTACCATAATCAGCAGCGCCAGCGTCACCACCCAGACCCAACAGTTCCATTAAGCGGTTCTGGCCAGCTACACCCGCCTCACGAAACGGTTCTTGCAGTTCCATCTGCTTATCGAACATTTCCTTCTGCAACTGCGCAGAGCGGTCAGCGGATGCCGCCTGTGTATCAGCGGCATCACCAACACCCTTTGAAGAAATGGCACTGCCGACTACTACGGCACCTGCGACCCATCCACTCATAGTAATTCTCCTTATAATGCGATTCCAAAATTAACCAGCATTGAAACACGATAGTCAACGAGGATTTCATCCCCGGATTCAATTGACTTCAAAGCAACAGCATAGATATCAGCACCTTCCAAGACGGGCATCACATTCGGGAACGGCGAATGGTTGATGTAACGTCCACCCGGAGTACGGTTCCCATTCAAGCGCCCTGGGCAGACAATATCACCGATATCAAAATTCTCTGTGGCGAATAAACCTTTACCGTGGATCAACGAATCCCTTAATTCGACGGCAAATCCGTCAGGCATGTTGACCAAATCGGAAGTAATGCCAGCGATTGACATGACCATTTTGTCTGTCATCCCGATCTGGTGAAGGAATTTATCGTAATCGACACGTGCCCCTTGTTCGGGGGTACGACTGTCGGCTAATCCAATGTCAGGTATCACATACAAGCGATCTTCAAGAACCGCGATGTCTGTGCAATTGTCTGGGTTTGAGTAAACGTCGACCCATATGACCTCTTCACTGAACACTCGTCCTGCACGTTGAACTCCAGCGGGGGCATCGAATTCGGCTGGTCCTGTCAGAATCTTAACTTCAGTGTCAGTATTTACCGCGATTGTTCCCCGTTCGACTCGAACCCGGTACGGGGTTTTATGTTCAGCGCCCGTAAGAACTGTCCACGGGGGAATCGTGATTTTTCGCTCGTAGATGTCATCCAAGAAAATATGCTCTGTCACGATACCTGCTTGCGGCATTTTCAATAGCACGGTCTGAAGACGGCTTACCCGTTCCTGCAGCGGAACCACTGGTAAAGACGATTCAAAACCGTGATAGATTTCCATTATGATACCTCGCGCCCGGAAGCCCGAATATTGATTGCGGTGGCAGTCCCAGCGATCGTGCTGATAAACCCACTTGGAGCAAGCACATGTCCAACCAACTCCGGGAAGGTGTAGACCTCAGCGGGTTGCAGCGTCTTGGTCTTTGTGATCAAGTTTTGGTTTCCTGCGGTGTCTGCGCCAGTGACCAGATTAACAGAAAGTGTAGCTGCGCTGGCACTGTAGTTCGTGGCCGTGAACTTGTCGATGATTGCAGTCACACCTATTGCGGTGTACTGTGTGGTCTGTGCGGCTTCCGCGATCTTCGCGGAGATAAGGGGTTTTACAGTAACTGTCATATACTACTCCAGAAGAAGAATGTTGTTGGGAGCTTGCTGCATAATAACCCAATTCGCGCCATCAGAAACCATGGTGGCCCAGTTACCAGTCACAGCCAGCAAAATTCCTGTTCCCGGAGTGGCGCTGTCGATAGGGGCTACGTTGCTGGAGGCGGATACGAGCAATTGAGCTTGGAGATTTTTAAAAGTCAAGCTTCGTCCAAGGTTTGATACAGCCGTAGGAAGTGTGACTGTGCAAGTAGAACCAGCTTTATTGTTAATCAGCCACACTTCCCCGGCGGCAACTATAAAATCCCCCGTCTTAACAGCAGGGGCTGACCACGCAAGAAACGTGGCACTTGAAACATGAACTTCTGGAGGAGGGGCAAAAGTCAGTGCCTCCAAGGTTTTTTCCATTTCAAATAACTTTGATTCTACGCCAATTGGTGCAATACCTAAAGCTTCAAGTTGCTTCAGAGTTTCTGCAATATCCGTACGGTCCATCTGAGACAATTCAGCAGACTGAAAGTCAAATTCGTGCCCAGCTGTAGGCGGTCCGACCAACAAGTCATCAATAGGCGTGCTGTTTTGGCCACTGCCAGTTAACGTAAACAGATTCAAAAGAAAACGATACCACTCACGAGAAATCAAGCCCGTACGTCCATCCACAAACGGCACCCTAGGCGCCGGGATATTAGTGGTGTTAGGAATGCTAAGAGTAGCCATTATGAACTCGTCGAAGATACAACCAATTCTGCACCCATCAAAGCGATTTTCACGGGGTCAGTACCGGAGACTTCATAGACACGATCCCGGAGTTTGACGGACATACCAAGTCTGCGCCAAATAGTGCGGAACCCGTATTCACCTATCTTGCCCATCTTGCGCCAATGTTCATTACTCCAAGTGTGACCGCCATCGTCCGACCAACGAAGCATGACTTCAGGGTCAGAACCCTGGCCAAGATTCAAACCAACCCCGGCTTCTGCGTCCAATTGCAAGCTGTGCTGGGCTGTCCGCTTCAGATTGTTCTTGCCAGTAGGTAATGCTCTCCAAGAGCGCAGCCACTTCTGGATACTGCCGTTGTCAGCATAAACATCCAAATCAAAAGCGTAGATATTGGCATTCTCAAAGTCACCAACAAGCGAAGTATTGTTGAAGTTGCAATGACAATTGGAACGATGGCGGGTGAAGGCACCAGCATGGAATCCAGCACGTTCGTGCCAAACACCAGTAGATACATCATAGACCCAAGTGGTATTCGCACTTGGAAAGATCAGCACATAAAAAGCGTGGCCCTCTTGCTGGTAGGTGTAGGCTATGGCATCCGAAATGTTGGCATAGCCTTGGATTGCAAACTCCACAGCATGGGTGGAAATACGTTGACCGCTGTACCCCTGATTGCGGTAGACAATACCAAAGCCACGAGAGTCAGCGCCCAACCAGAACAAGGCATTGTCCAACTTGGCGATCGAATAGGCAGCAGCACAGCCAATCTCACTGAAAGCGCCTTGAATGCGGGTGAAGGGGAAACTGGGCAGCGCAGCGTTATACCAGACTTCAATGGTGTCAGTGCCGAACACCCAAAGCTCCCGGTGATCCACGGCAATAGCCACTACACCGTCCGGTGCGCCTTCGGCACTCGCAAAGTCCAAGGGATCAACGGTAGTCCCATCCAGCAGACTTGTGACCCAAAGCCGTTGGCTGTCGGGTTCATTGAAAGCAAAGTAACCGTCGATATATGCAACCGTTACAGCACCCGGAAAGTCGGGATCAGTGATCCGACTGAAGACGTTAGTAACTTCATTATAGATATAGCTGGGTCCATTAGCAGCGATGAACAACTGAGTCCCATTATCTGCGATTGACACTGGGCCAGTGCCCATAATATCACCAAGCTTTACTGGCGTGCCTCCAAGAGACGTGATCTTGAACATCTCAGTTCCAGAGACCACATAAAAGTCTGGTCCATTTGTCTTATGTGACCACATACCACGAATAGGGCCGGTGCCAACAGATTGGACGTAACGCAAGCCTGGGGCACGATTAAGAAACCCAGCTTCTTTGCCACCCTCTGGGACTGCTTCCGGAAATAGGTTTACGCAGCGGTTATCCGCAGCATTGACGCTTCGAGCAACGTAACTACTTCCAAGAAACGGAGTCTTCATTAGTAGTTCCCAGCATAAACGTTAAAGCGCTGGCGGGTAGCCACAATGGCGTAGGGGAGCGACATAACGTCATTAGGGGAATTGACTCGCTTGATATTACGCTTGCTACTCATAGCAATGCGCTTGACTTGCGGGGCGGGTTCAACACCAAATTCAGCAGCAACCTCACAAGCTAGATTATATTTAAACGCCCGGAGATACCCGGGGGGGAACGCAAGCTCAGTAGCAAGTATGGCAGGCTGTGATAATTCCTGCACTGAAACAAAATGCCAGTCTAACGCCCTGGTGGGCTTTGGATAAATGGTCATGGAAATATCTGGATTTTCCATGTTGACCCACATTACTTGCGGATAAGTACTGGTCACAGTCTTTACGGCAATGCCATTATACTGCTGCTGATTTATAATCTTGATGCCAAAAGATACACCAGTAGCAGGGTCCACAAAATACGTGGAGTCGTCTACTTGTACAGGGCGCTGCCCAATAAAGTCGCCTGTTGGACCTAGCGTCCGGGTGATCTGGTTAGAAGGCCAGGTAAACACTTGATCTTGGGTAGTGTAGACTGCCAGCCGTTCAACGCTCCATGAATCGAGCATCTGATTTAAAGCAGAGAGCGCGTCATTTGCAGTGTCTGCAGAAGGAGCTTCGCCTTCAGCCAACATGCCTATTAGACGCAATGCCCCTGTGATTTGGTCCAAGGCTGTAGTGGCCATGCTTATTCCTTACTAAAACTACGCACGCAGATGGGGGCCAAGACTTGCTAGACCCCCATGAACTTACCTAGTCAATTAACCCCAGAGACGGCAAGCCAGTTCAGGACGAATAACACCGTAGCCATACAGCACATCAATGCGGCAAGGCATACGGTCATTATTGATGTCATACTGGCGAACAATCCGCAAAGAAATACCGTTGTGGGTCTGACGTGAAGCCATATCTACACCGCGCGGAAGCAGCAAATCAGCGGTCGCAAACGTAATTGCATCTTGGTGGTACACCAGATTCTGCGGATTTTGCGCGGATGCCGACCCCAGCATGGTAACCGCAGCAGCTGCTTGCGGAAAGGCGTTCACTGTAGCAAGCGCATGTGCGGCCGTATAAATTGCCGGGCTGATCTTCAGGGTACCGGTAGTCGTGGCTGTCAAGTCTTCTGTGACAACAAATTGCTGTAGGCTACCTGTAGACTCCCGTGTCTGAGGATTGACAGCATAGACATTGGCAATAGTAAACACGTCACCAACTTTCCAGGTTTTAGCAGTGCCTGTAAAGCTGATAGGAAGCGTTGCCTGACCTTCTGTGCTAAGTGTCCCTGTAGACGTGATCGTAGTACCCCATGCCCCGTTCGTATGAACTTTGATCGACTGTGACATGTTAATCTCTTCATAGCCCAACACGCCAGTACCCATCATGCCGTTTTTGAATTGTCGGCTGATGGTATCCGTTGGATTGAAGAACCCCTTCATGCCTTCGACCAGCCCAGCGTTCGCCGCAGGATTCACTGTGGCATAGCGGGGTGTCATCCCAGCAGCAGCCTCATTAAGTTTTTGCTGAGCTTGCAGCAGAACCAGAGACGTGGCCGGAGCTGTTCCAGGTGTACCAACAGACTGGTAGATGCCCTTGTAAGCATTTGCCACGTCAGCGTCGATGGAAGCTGCCAGTTGGCTAATACGCGGTTTCAATACACGGTCAGCAAAGTCATCCAACTGCATGGTCAACTCAGCAGAGGTGAAGTTCACGCCAACGTGCTTTTGACTGGAGACAGTCAGGGTGGTATACTGCTCATTAGTGTCTTGTGTCACCAATGCGGCACCATCGGTCACCAAAGCG